TAACTGGTCTGTATTCCAGCCACAAATCTTCGACGATGAACTTGTCGAAGTTCTGAGCATATTTTCCAATAAATCTGGTCAGATTGAGGGCATTGATGCGGGTAGTTGCATCAGCGGCCTCCGCAGTGAAACCGATTTGTCTCATCCATGATGTTGCTGGGGCAATTCCTGTTGTTGCAAAAGTGGGGGAAATGGCAAGGATTATCTCCTCGTTTTCCAAACCCGCCCATCCTGGCCCATATGTCATCTTGGGAGCACCGGTTCCCTGTTGCTTGCGCACAAGTGCGTTGCTGGATGTTGAGTCGCGTTGTCTTGGTTGTCGGTTTGAACGTTTTGCGCCGCCGTTCGCGGGTACGGATCTACGGCTATTGCCTCCTTTACCTTGGTTTGATGCCATGGTTAGTGAAGTTGCGGATAAGGTTCCTCCCCATATCCGCGGATCCGTTCTGTTGTTGGCGCCAAAATGCCAGTTCGTTCAAAGCGTAGCTGATCTGCAATGGAAATACCCCAAGTCATTTGGTATTCCATACGTGCTAGTGGGCTGGGTGGTATAAGTCGCACGCGCTCTGGTTTTATGTACTCCAATTTAGCCCTATAATGATTCCCGGTAATCATGTAGCCAGTACCCATCTTGCTCAATGTTTCTCCTATGTACTGCCCGATAGGCAGTCCAACACCAAGTGACATTTCACACAACCCGATCGAACGCAAATATTTTCCCTTAATCTTAGGGGTAATAGTGCGGATGGCCCACGGTAACCTGGCCAACAATCTGAATGGGTTGCGGACTAACCGCCATTGTTTCCCATCAAACACCGGTCGGGTCTGACAGAATTCAATTTCTCGAAACTCCTTCGTCACTTTTTCAATTTTGGTCTTCATTCCAAACTGCGCAAAATGTTCCGGACTAGCTTGAACATCTCCCTCAACAATAACCACACTGTCATCTCCATCGATGTAATAACATGCCTTCCAGTTGTTACACTCGACATAATCACGCAATAAAGCGTAATTTATCAACGAATTGCCGAGTCCGGTGTTTTGATCTCCGGACATTCGAGTGCCACGCGTTTTGTACCATGTTCGATGTTTAGTGCAGCCCAGGTTGTTGAGCTGCATATTGAGTAGTGTCCGCAATTCTGCAGAATACTCTCGACCAAAGCTTTTAACGTAGAACCCGTGTTCAAGTTTGAGCAATTGCGTGCTGACATGAGCATCGAATTTCGAATGATCAATGCAAATCACTGTTGGGTTGTGGAAATGTTCAAATTTCGCCCTGAGGTCCTGTCCGCGCTGTGTCAAATTCCGACTCTTGGCAAAGATCGGAGTGTCTGAGATGTCTGTACTCTTGTACACAGCGGCCTCCACTGGATGTAAATACGTGGCTAGCCGAAGACAGTAGCGTTTGTTGCGGTACTGTATGCATCTGGGCGCCCCAAAGTCGACGAGCTCATCGATGTCAGCATGAGCTTTGTCAGGCTTTAGGAACATTTTCACCAACCCATCTTTCTTACTGATTGGCTCCTTCTCCAGACTTTTCTTCGCGGATATTAGAAGTTTACGTTTGTTGCCAGCACTATGAGTTATTATAGTGTCCTCGCTAACTGGGAACAACCGTGTTAACAGGGGCTTGAGGTATTTAGCCAAATTGCGTGTCGATGTGTACCTCATTCCCGTGTCCAATTGATGTCGTTGTTTCAAAGCCACTAATTCGTTGCACACACAGCCCTTGTGCGTCCAAACGAATGTGTTGTTAAGGTCGTTCTCGGTGAAATCGAACAACTTAGTGACTTTGCGTGTGCATTTGCAAACGCTCTCCCTGGCGTTAATCCAACTGCCTGGCAAGGTTTCACTTGCCCCAGGTTTGTTTTTGACACAGACAGCTGGCAGGGTGCGGAGTTCCTATTTTCGGCGTCCGGTCATACGGTAGCATGTCTTGGCTATCCATCCTGTACGACCGAAATTGCCCTCCCCGAAACACTGTTCGTGCTTCTTCATCTCCGCCAAGGCTTTCTTGTCCTTGTACTGGGCCCTGACCCGTTGCTCGCATGGGGGTATTGCCATCGCCGCAGCTACTATGTTGATCTTCATTTCATAGAGCTGCTCATGGCTGAAGTTCTGCAGGTCATAAGTGTTGAGGTGCTTGCTTAGTTTGGTGTGCATGCATTCCCACAACTCCGCCGTTCGCGGTTTGAATGCGAACTCATCCTGCAAATAGGCTAATAGCCCTGGGTCCACCTTTACTGACGGGTCAAGTCGCAACCTCCTTTTCTCCTGTTGCTTGACAATCCTCTTAACTGGTATTTTTT